CCTTAGTCGTTCTCTCGTTTCCTCTATATACTTTTCAGGAGCATTGAGAACACTATCATACACGTTTCGTGCTATCAAATGTTCGTATGCTTCCTTAGGATTTAGGAACGCTTGGTTTTCGCTTTCGCTTTTGAGGCTCTCAATTATCGTCTGATAATACTTGAAGTCCGGATTCAGCTGAAGCCTTTCAAGTTGGAGTGCTTGTTGTTTTGACAAAGTTAACATAGGGGAATAGTTGTTTCATATGTACCTCTGTGATACCAAGACGCTCGAGGCTCTCTTTGTGCATATCGAGATAGTCATAGACTCAAGCCTTTTTTAGCTTTGCATCATTCCTTAGATCATCATCATAGTCACAAACATTACCGTTTGCATCGAGAACATCACGACGATAGAGACCGAAGAAGTTTCGCACACATTGCTCTGGAGTGAGATAGCCAGCAGAACGATTGAGAACTGCTTTCATTTCGTCTCCGAGTCTTATTTCGAGTCATTCAGTAGTCATCATATTAGAATATCTTATATATAAACAACTTTATTGTACCAAGAATTCAAGAAAAATAAATAGATCGGAGTCTCTCATACGCTTCTACGGAAGCATTGTATTTGATTTCATTCTGTCGCATTGCGTAGATATTGTCACGGATTTGCTTTTCGTGGGTCGTGATAATGTTCTGCTTTGTATCCTCATCCTCTTGGTGTTCTTTTGCGTGTTCTATTTCAGCACGACAAGCACCATTGACTGGCTCATATCGCTCACGATTAGATATACATTCAGAGATTGCCTTTTCGAGAGTGAGTAAATCTTTTGCAACTTGGCGAATAACGTAAGACATAAGTAATTATTAGAGAGTAGGATTATTAGTAGCATTTTGAGATATAGAAGCATTGACCATTTGATTTGTAGCTGTGTTAGCAGCTCATCCTCATACGTCCTTTGCTTGTCCTTGACCTGACTGTATATAGGCATTCTTTCGCATTTCTATTGCTACTTGCTTTGCCTCTGTATCCATAGCAGATTGGAAGACTACAAGGTATGTCATATGGTCTTGGTTTATATCCCGAATAGTTGCTGCCTTCATATCATTCTCGTTGAGGAGCTTTACTATGTTGCGAGCATCCATCTCATCTGGCTCATATGGACACATTACTTGTACATCTGCACGAGTCATTCATTGGAGCTTGAGTATCTTTCGCCTCATATAGTTGAGAGATATTTTGTGAGAGTTTGGGTTTGCTTCCATTACTGCGAGTCTAGCATCGAGACTTGCTGCGATTCTAGCACGTTCTGCCTCAAACTTCTTTCTGCTCTCTATGATTACTTGTGGATCTTCAAATGTGAGGAAGTCTTCTTTTGTAAATTCGAGTACACGAGTTCAATCAATAGATGAAGCAATACGAATGAATTTCTTATCTGTACGAGAGAAGTATTCCTTATAAGAACGGTACCATATATCTCTCCAGAACTCACGGTCTGCAATCTCTTGATTGATTGTATCAAGTCCAAATCGAATATTAGCGTTCTCTTGGATTTGTTTCACTTCACCGAGTGTAGACGTTCATGTTCACTGTACTCATAGTGTTCTTGAGTCAATACCTGTTTCCATCTGGAGTGCATCCATTATCTCTTGGGATACTCTGAATGAGTCTTCGAGGATATTGTTTCGAGGTACTGGATAGACTGCTCAGGATATAGGAGATCATCCATTCTTTACGTCTACTCAGATGATCTTTGGATTGGTGCTTGGTCGTGCTATCTCGTTCGCATTCTGGACTGTGTTTATATCGTAGAGATACATTTGTCCAAGCGTAGAGAACTTAGCATTGATAAGTCTCAGATTGATAAGCTGTGAGATTGCACTTTGCTTTGGTCAGATTTGCTCCAGCATTGTTATTCCGAATGGATCACTACGTTTTGCAGCGTGCCACTTCACATTGACGACAGATGTCATTGGTACACAGTCGAGCTTCTCTTGTTTGAATACTGGCTTTATCTCCACCGTTCTCAGTAGCTTGCTAGCATCCTGATTGAGAGTCACCATATAGAGAGTGTCATCGAAGTAACTATAGCCATTGATTACACTTACCATAGTGATGTCATTCGCTACGTTGTTATATCCTGTCTTCTCATTGCGAGCCTGTTGGTTGAGTTGTACGTTTGATGATATATCAGAGCACATCTCTTCTGCTTCTTCACTAAATCCATACTCTTCACTTAGCATTTCACGAGGGATAAGCTCTTCAAAGTAATGAAAGCGAGCAGGAGTGACAGAGTCAAAGAATGGATCAGGTAGCCAAGATAGTGGGTCTTTGAGTGCAATAGTTGGGTGCATTCACAAATCATTCCATCCTGTCTTTGCTTTGATCTCAGCACCGAACATTCGACGATCAAGACCTCATTGTACTGCAATTCTATCCATTCACATCTCTGTGTAGTCAAACTTTGCTACATCAGTAAGGTTTTCAGCGATCTCATCATCTCATAGTCAACGAGGAGTGAAGATAGGCTCTTTACTGTCCATCAGCTCAACTGCAAGTGATAGGTTGATCATTGCATAGGATGTATTCATTGGGATCTTCTCATCGTCTATCGTTTGGTCTATGTATTTTGATACGTTGCTTCGTAAGTATTCACGCTTTGGATTGACGAAGTTTCGAGAGAGTTCAATCTCTTGTTGGATTTGTAGGAGAAAAGCTTCTGTGTCTATATCGTCATCAGAGACAGTTTCGACCAAGACCTTTTCCTTTTCCTTTTCTTTCTCTTTGTACATAGGAAATAGAGTTAATTGCTGTAATTATAACAGGATTATAAAGTTAGTAAAACTCTGAGTAGTCTGCTTCGTATGAGATTGCTTCTGCCTTTGTTTTCGTCAGGCTATTGTATACAACTCACAGGTATCTGAGAGCATCTGCACTGTTAGAAGCCCAATCGTGTTTTGGCTGTCTTCGATACGTTTCATTCTTTGCATCATAGTCTTTGTGGTAGCTTGTGATAGCATTGATTCCACGCTCACAGTTGTTCTCATCGATCCAAACATGCTTGAACATTCTCCTCACTGCATCGATTCAGTCCTCTACTGGAAGACGTGGAACTACTTCTATGTTCTTCATTCCTATTCCATAGAGGAAAGACTTGCGAGACTCTCATGTCTGTAACTCTTTTACCTCTACATCGTGAGGAAGATAGTGAGTTCAATATTTGTATGGTTTACCATTAAGCACTTGAACGTAGTGAGCTAGACTTTCTCCGCTCATTTCGTAGTGGTCTATCAGTCTCACCTCTTTACCATATATCTGGAAGAACCATATAGCTGTAGTATCGTTTATTCCAAGGTCCCAAGCTGTATGAACTTGTAGTGTAGGCTCGTGAGGAACGCTTGATATTCTTCATTGAGTGCGAGCGTCTCTTATTTGGTCAGCGTAGTAAGCTCATTTTACAGAAGCGTCAAAGCTCACAAAGTATTCTTGTTGTATCAGATCTTCGTCCATTCAGTCTCTACGCTCTTCGTCTATCATTTGGTCTGTCACTATTCGCTTTCAATCATTGTCAGTTGTATCATATGCTGTGAGTTCGGATAGAAACCAGTTCTCTGGATTCTTTCGCGCTACCTCTCGCATTTTCCAACCGTGATTCTTTCCTCGTGGAGTATAGACGAACCAAGCGAATCATCCATTGAGTTTTAGAATAGGACGTAACAAGTCCCAACCTCTCGGATCAGAAATAGGGAACTCAGAAAAAAGACAACCGACTGGATTCGTTCCTACAATGTTATCTATCTTTCTATCTGTACCAATTACTTGTATGAGAGAACCATTCACTAGTTCCATTTGCATTGATTGGTCGTTTCTTCGTTTGAGTAGCATCTTTGGAACGTGGTCAAACATTGTTCTCCCATCATTATCTATGTTGTCCCAGAATGCTTTCCTTCCTTGTTCGTACTCTGGAAATATATAATAATAAACACCCTTTCTTTCAAGGGCTTTCTTTATGAGTGCTTGGAACGCTGTCTTATCTTTTCATGCCCTTCGGTGCCAAATAAGGATTGCACGCTTGAACGTATCAAGTCAACGGAGTGCATCTCTCTGGTATGGTCGAGCTGCGAAGTTGTAAGGGAGTGTTATTTCCATTGGCTACTTGTTATGCTTTCCAATTGATTGTCATTTCTCAAGTATTCTCGTTCTTATTGTCTGTCTCTGTTTTGTCTTTCCAATCAAAGTTCTTGAGTGCGAATATGTCTCAGCTTCTACCGTTTTTCCTGAGTGATAATTCATAAGCATGCTCTACCATTGTCTTGGCTTTTTTAACCGCGTTCACAAACTCTTCTTTTCATTCATAATTAATTAATCCAAGTCTTGTGCTAAATCATAATGCAAGAGCAAGTCAAGTAACTGTCAAACGCTCTTCTGGAGTCTCTTGGAAATACTTGTTAATCATTACTTCCATTTCCTCTACGCTGTTATACATTGGAGGTCTTCCTCCTGCATGTTTTGTTACTTCTTCCATAACTAATGTTTAATGCTATTTTCATTGCTTATTCCTTTCGCTAGGTGAGACAGTATCTTATACATTCCATAGAGTGCTATGATTGCTACAATAGGGAGATATTCAGGCTTAGAGTATGCTATGTAGAGACAGAGCATTGATACTCATAAGTATGGGTATCTAAATCATAGAATCAAGAGCGCTACTGATAAGAGTTGTGTCATTTGTTTTTACTTGTTGCTTAGTATACCA